TGGAGGAGGTGGGTATCAATTTGTTGGAGATATATCAGAAGTAATGATATATAATAGAGTTTTAACATCATCAGAAATACTTCAAAATTACAACGCTACTAAAACAAGATTCGGATTATAAAAATTCAATTTCAACCCTAACTCAACAGCAGCCCAGTTAGTATTAATACAATCGGCCTCTACTAACTTTATTACAGGACAAACAGTCTATATAACCGTAGGTGTAACACCAACACCAAATGGTACTGTAACTCAGACACCCACAGAAACAATTACAATTTAAAAAAAATAAAGGAAACAAAAGCAAAATTGTTTAGTTTCTCAGTATTTATATAAAAAAAGAAAAAATGGCTTGTAGTAAATATATTTTAACGAACACAGGTTCCACAATCGTAACATTCAATTATAGAAGATGTGATGATGGCATGTGGTCATACCAAGTAGAATTGGAACCAAATCAAGTGAAAAACATTTGGTTAATTGAAGACACTTATTCAAGTGCAAATGTAACAATTGTTGTTGATGATGAAGGAGCGTTTCCTCCAGCAGAAGCAACTCCTACACCTACTCCAACACCAACTAATACACCAACTAATACAGTCACACCAAGTGTTACTCCAACGAATACTACAACTCCAACAAATACTCCATCTGTGACGGTAACTCCAACTAATACATCAACACCGACTCCATCTGTAACTGCAGGAGAAACACCAACTCCAACTCAAACACCAACAGGTACACCAGAAGCTACTCCAACACAGACACCAACAGGTACACCAGAAGCTACTCCAACACAGACACCAACAGGTACACAAGCATCTACTCCAACTCCAACAACAACTAACACACCTACACCAGTTAGATTCCTGTTCTCAATTGGTTCAGGTTCAACTGCAAACGAGGCATGTGATTCAGGAGTGGTTGGTACGATTTACGGTGATGCACCTTTATTTGATAACTGTATTCAGTTCTATCCTGGAAGTTTTGGACCTTCTACAATGTTGGCAGGTTTTTACGCATCTTCAAGTATTGTTACTGAAATTGACTCAGACGGATTACAAGTAGGAGCATTTGCCGCATGTTCTGTGGTACCAACCCCGACACCAACAACTACTTTAACACCATCACCAACCGCAACTTTTGGTTATTACACATATAGTTTAGGTTCAGGTGCAACGGCAAACGACGCTTGTGTTGATTTCGGAAGTTCACCACAAACAGTATATGGTTCAGTATCGGGTGGTATCGGACCGAACATTGGAGAGACACTTTATCAAACACCAGGTAATCCACCAACTAATCCAGTTGCCGATGGTTACTACTCAAACGGAACTGCTTGGTTCTTAGTATCGGGTGGTTCGGGTGAGATTACATCAAGTGACCCTAACGGATGTTAATATTTAAAAATTAAAATAAATTAAAACCCTCTACTTTCGTGGAGGGTTTTTTATTTTTAATACAAAATACATTTTTAATGAAAATATTCGTACAAATTGCATCTTACAGGGACCCACAACTTGTCCCCACAATTGAAAACATGATAGAAAATGCCAAGAAACCTAAAAATTTGGTTATTGGTGTTGCAAGACAGTATAGTGAATCTGATGGTTTCGATAATTTAGACAAGTATAGAGACGATAAAAGATTTAGAATCTTGGATATTCCGTACCAAGAAGCTAGAGGAGTTTGTTGGGCAAGACATCTGGTTCAACAACTTTATAGTGGAGAAACTTATACATTACAAATTGATTCTCATATGAGATTCGTTAAAGATTGGGATGATATCTTAATCAAAATGATAAAGGGTCTACAGAAGGATGGGTATAAGAAGCCTCTACTTACGGGTTATGTACCCTCCTTTGACCCTGAAAATGAACCAGCAGGAAGAGCTCAAGATGCTTGGAGAATGGTCTTTGATAGATTTATTCCTGAAGGTGCTGTGTTCTTCTTACCTGAAACAATACCAGGCTGGAGAGAGATGAGTAAACCAGTCACTGCAAGATTTTATTCAGCTCACTTCTGTTTTACATTAGGTGAATTCGCAAAAGAAGTTCAACACAATCCTGAATATTATTTCCACGGTGAAGAAATTTCAATCGCAGCAAGAGCATATACTTGGGGATATGATTTATTTCACCCACACATTCCTGTTGTCTATCACGAATATACACGTAAAGGTAGAACAAAGCAGTGGGATGACGATAAGACATGGGGAGAAAAAAACAAAGTATCACACCTTACTAACAGAAAACTTTTTGGTATGGACGGTGAAACGCAAGAAGGTCATGACGGACCATTTGGTTTCGGAACTGTAAGAAGTTTAAAAGACTACGAAAAATATTCAGGTCTGTTATTTGAAAAAAGAGCGGTACAGAAATATACATTAGATAAAAAGTATCCACCTAACCCATATAACTACGAGACAGAAGAAGAATGGAAAAATGATTTTGCAAAAGTTTTTAAACATTGTATCGATATTGGATACTCCCAAGTGCCTGAAAAAGATTATGACTTTTGGGTTGTAGCATTCCACGGACCAAATGATGATACAATCTACAGAAAGGATTCAGATAAAAATGAAATTGCGGGATATATGAGAGACCCTGATAAGTATTGTAAGATTTGGAGAGAATTCCAAACAGATGTTACTCCAACTTATTGGGTTGTTTGGCCACACTCAGAATCAAAGGGTTGGTGTGATAGAATCACAGGTCAACTAAATCATAATCACGTAAGTTAAATGATTAATTTAAAAGAATCTTTACCTGAGTTTAATATAAATTGCTCAGGGATTATCCACGTAGGTGGACACAAAGCTCAAGAATATCAAGAATATAAAGAAGCGGGATTGGCTCACCAAGTTTGGATTGAGGCCAATCCTCAATTTTTTTATGAAATCATAAATGTAATAAAAGAGGATGAGAATTGCGTTGCTCTAAACTATGCTGTTTTTGACGAAGAAAAAGAAATCAATTTTGGACTGGCTAACAACGGAGCGTCATCATCAATTCTCCCTCTGAAAGAACATTTGAAATACTATCCAAACATTAGATATGATGGATATCGTCAAATGACCACAAAAAGATTAGATAAAATTATTGAAGAAAACTCAATTGATTTATCCAAACATGATGGACTGGTTATGGATGTGCAGGGTGTTGAACTCAGGGTTCTGAAATCTTTAGGTTCACTTTTGAATAACTTTAAATTTGTTCAATCTGAAGTTAATCTTGAAGAACTATATGAGGGTTGTTGTTTGATTGATGAACTAGATGAATATCTTAAAGGTTATGGTTTTGAAAGAAAAATAACCAAACTATGGGACGATGGTGCTGTAGGATGGGGAGATGCATTATATATTAAAAATGACTAATTTCTGTATATTATATTGGGATATGGGATGTGAAACAAGAAGACAAAATGCTATTGTTTCATGGAAAGAACTTGTTAAGATGACCAAATATCTTAGAGATAAAGGTCTCAGGTTCAATGCATATATGTTTGAGTTTGGTAATAACTTTATTTTTAACGATTCAATCAAAATCACCGACCCACTCGAGTTTTATGAAAAAGCAAAGAAAAACAATTTGGCAATTAACCACCCTGTTAATGATAATTGTGATTTCATTGCAATTATGGATTCTGATTTGTTTTTTAGTGAAGAACAATATGATATGGTTTACGACCATATCTTAGAATTAGAAAATTCTAAGAACAAAATTTTCTTTACATATAATCTTATGGATATTCATGAAAATGAAAGAAAGGGAGTTTTAGATTTAGAAAAAATAGAATTGAATATAGAAAAGTTAGAAGAACTCAAACCAAAATATTCTTGGAGACATAGTTGGGGCGCTGGAGTTCTTGGTGGTATATTCATTGTCCCACGAAAAGAAATCAGAGAAATGGGAGGATTTAATGAAAACTTTTTGACTTGGGGAGCTGAAGATGATGAGGCACACACAAGAATAAAAGGTTATGCAGAATGGCGTCCAAAAATGAATCAAGGTCCATATCATCTATGGCATCCTAAAAACGAAAAAGATGATAAGTATTTTATTCCTGTATATTCAGATGAATACTTCAAAGTAAACAAAGTAGAAAAACCAAGATGAATCAAAAACCAGTAACATTTGTTAGTTTTTGTGTAGACATAGATAGAGGTCTACTACCATTATCTAACACAATTCATAGACCTTTTGAACTATATAAAGTAGGGATGTATGAAAACATCGGAACAAATGTTCCTTTAGTTTTATACTCATCTGTAAATGATTTAAGAGTTCCTGCACACAGAAACGATTCAAATTTCAAGCATTATATATTAGAAAAAGATTTTTTAGAAATAGAATTTCCAAACTTCGATTTATATAGACAACATTATCCAACAACAAAAAGAGATGAGATTGCTAGTTCATTGTTTTATTATACCCCACTTGTGGTATTGAAAATGAAAAAAATGATGGAGGTTATTGAAGAAAACCCTTTTGATAGTGATATGTTTTTTTGGATGGATTGTTTTTTCTTGAGAGGTATATTAGAACCTGATTTTTTATACAAAGAAGACGTGTATCTTAAAATGTATGAGAATGTTAAATCTAAATTAGGAGATAAATTTGTACTTCTAGATTACGGGCCAAGACCTTTCGGTTTTTTTTGGGGAGGTAATAAAGAATCACTTAAAAAAATATATGAGCATTATTTCAAAATATTTTTTGAGTCTTTACCAACCAAATTATTGACTGAGGAGTTAATATTCAAAATTATTAAAGAAAGGTATCCCGACATTGTGCATGTTATCCATGTAGAACACCCAGGTACATACAAATTAACTTGCCAAGATTTTTTAATAAAATGATAGTTTATACAGATTTCAACAAAGCAAGATTTGGTAACCAATTATTTTTTGTTTCTGCAACCATAGGCACTGCACTAAAAAATGGCACCAATTACGGTTTTACTAGTCAAATGGGTCACGGTGGAATCAACTATCAACAAATATTTAAAAATAAATTACCTATAACTAATTTTATTCCGCAGAACAAACACTATCAGAATGGTTTTGGTTATGAGGAAATCCTAACACAAGACGCGGAACTTATTGGTTATTTTCAATCTGAAAAATTTTTCAAGCACTGTGAAAGTTCAATAAGAAATCAATTTGAATTTGAACAGGATTATATTGATAATTGTTTAACTCAATATCCAACTATCAAGGATTCCTTGACGGTTCATATTAGAAGAGGAGATTATGTTGGACAACCTAATCACCATCCAGTAGTACCTATATCATATTATAAAAAAATATTAGAACAAATTTTTGATAACTATAACAAAATCTACGTATTCAGTGATGATGTAGAATGGCTAAAAGAAAATTTTGTTGGGGATAAATTTGTTTTCCCCCAATTTGATTCCAACGATGATTTAAATTGTTTTGTTCTAATGTCTTTGGCTAAAGATAATGTAATTGGTAATTCAACATACAGTTGGTGGGCGGCTTGGTTAAATAAAAACCCAAACAAAAAAGTGTTTACTCCACACTATAAACAATGGTTTGGTCCTTCGTATTCTAATTTAGATACGAAAGATTTAATACCTGAAACTTGGATACAAATAGAATATTAATGGTTCACAAGATTGTTTCTTTTTATCACAAACATCTTAACTATGAGATTGTAGAACTTCAAAAAAAAGTATTTGAAAAACTCGAAATTGAGTTGATTCAATATGAGTTTGAAGGTACTCATGGTGCCGCAATTAAAAAATTTTTAGATAATTCGGACTGGGATTTAATTACACTATTTGATGTAGATTGCATTCCAACAGATAAAAAAGTTTTCGATACCATAAAAGAATTGGTAGATGATAACACCATGTATGGTAATGCACAAGTATCAAATGCATACCCTTACGCGGCGCCAAGTTTTATATCCTTTACAAAAAATTTATATAAGACATCTCCCCACCAAAATTTTGAGGGGATGTATTATCCTAACGAACATGGAATGCATGTTGAGGCAGATTGTGGTGAGGTTTTTGTGAAAGAAAATTTAAGAATTGGTAGAAAGCAAATTTTAAGTTATCCAATCAGTGTTGTGGACAAGAAATGGAGTTACGGTGGTAATAATGAATATCAATCGTTTGATTATGGAAACGGGACTTTATTTGATAACAAAACTTTTCATTGTTTTCAAATTAGACTTCCCGAAGCACAATCTATTTTTATTAATTATGTAAAAGAACTTTTAGATGAAAAAAACTAAATTCATAACTTGTATATATACCGATTTATATGGTTCTGAACTTGGTGGTAGACCAGGAAGATATAACCACTATAGATGGAGTTTAATATCACTTCTCAAGATGACTGATGCCGACTTTGTTTGTTATACATCAGAGTCCGAATTACCATCATTGGAGGATTTTTTCTATAACCAAAATAATATATCAAAAGAACAGCTTAAGTTTTCTGTATATGATATTTGGAATTCAAAATATAAAGATTTAATTAATTCACGAAAAGATATAGAGTTCACAAAAAAAGGGGATAGGTGTATTGAGATTCAATATTCTAAATTTGCGTGGTGGTACAACGAAGACGGTTCTTATGAAAATTACTATTGGATAGATGCTGGTCTTTCTCACTGTGGTTTAATTCCTGTAAAATATTTAGACCAAATAAACTACATGAGAGGATTTTATGAAAGTCCATTATTCAACAATGAGTTTTTAAAAAATTTGATTGAATTTACAGGAGATAAGTTTTTTTTAATAGCAAAAGAAAACGAGAGAAACTTTTGGTCACAGACAGTTTCACCAAAATGGTATACAAATTATGATAGGTCAATCCATATCATTGGGGGACTATTTGGTGGTAAGAAAGAAAAATGGCAACATATTGTTGATTTATTTGAATCCTATATGAAAAACATTCTCACTGAGGATGTTGGACTTCCTCATGAGGAATTGATTATGAGTTTGATGCACGTAAATCATAACGAATTGTTTGAGAGAAAACATTTTGATATTTGGTGGTGTCCCGACAATGCCCCTCAAGGAACTACACCTGAATTGTTTGAGCAGAATAAAAGTTTTTATAAAATATTAGAAGAACTAAATAACATTTATGAGTAAGATTACATTGGTTACTGGTATATGGGACATTGGTAGGTCAGGTCTCACTGATGGTTGGTCAAGACCATACCAACACTATTTGGATAAGTTTGAGAAGTTATTGGAGGTTGATTGCAACCTTATAATTTATGGGGATAAAGAACTTGAAGAGTTTGTTTACTCAAAAAGGGATGTATCCAACACTCAGTTTATTAGAAGGGATTTGTCTTGGTTTATTAATTCAGAGTTTTTTGATATGATACAAAAAATTCGAACAAACCCTGAATGGTACAATCAGGTTGGATGGTTGAAAGAATCAACTCAGGCTCGACTTGAAAACTATAATCCCTTGGTGATGTCCAAAGTTTACTTACTCCATGATGCCAAAATAATGGAAAAATTCAATTCTGAATATCTTTTTTGGATTGATGGTGGACTTACAAATACAGTTCATCCTGGTTATTTTACCCACGATAAGGTTTTAGAAAAGTTAGACAAATACGTCTCTAAGTTCTCATTCGTATGTTTTCCATACGAAGCAAATACAGAAATACACGGGTTTGAGTATAATAAATTAAATGAGCTTGCTGGTGCTAAAGTAAATAAAGTGGCCAGAGGAGGTTTTTTCGGTGGACCAAAAGAATCAATATCGGAAATCAATTCAATATATTATGGGTTGATGAAATCTACTCTTGCTCAGGGTTTTATGGGAACCGAAGAATCAATCTTTAGCATTATGTCTTATAAACACTCCGACCTAATTAACTATTTTGAAATTGAGGGTAACGGTTTGTTTGGTAAATTCTTCGAAGATTTGAAAGAAGATAGATTACAAGTAAAAAATGAAAACATTGTAAAACCATCTTATAATTTAGATTCAAGTAAAGTTGGATTATATGTTATAACCTTCAATAGTCCTAATCAATTCAAAACTTTGATTGATTCAATGTTGGCTTACGATAAGGATTATATCAACAAAACAACAAAATTTTTATTAAACAACTCTACAGATAATTCTACATACTCTGAATATCAAAAATTGTGTGATGAATATAATTTTGAACATATAATTCCTGACGAGGGTAATTTAGGAATTTGTGGTGGAAGACAATTTATTGCAGAGCATTTTGATAAAACCGATTTAGATTTCTATTTGTTTTTTGAAGATGATATGTTCTTCTATCCTAATGAAGGAACTACATGTAGGAACGGTTTTAATAGATACGTAGAAAATTTATATGTAAAATCTTTAGAAATTATGCAGAAGGAAAGTTTCGATTTCCTTAAGATGAATTATTCTGAATTTTATGGTGATAATGGAACTCAGTGGTCTTGGTATAATGTACCACAAAGTGTAAGGTCAGAATTTTGGCCCAACAAGCCAAGGCTACCTCAAATGGGATTAGACCCGAATGCACCAAAAACAACGTTCAATAAAGTATTATCTCACAAAGGTGTTCCATATGCTTCAGGTGAGGTTTATTATTGTAATTGGCCTCAAATTGTTTCAAGACCTGGCAATCAAAAAATGTTTTTAGACGTAACATGGGCACATCCATTTGAGCAGACTTGGATGAGTCATATGTATCAATTAGTAAAAAAGAGTGAATTGAATCCTGGTCTATTACTCATGACCCCAACCGAACACGATAGGTTCGAGCATTATGATAGTAAACTTCGTAAAGAGTCATAACAATATATTTATTGTTATGGAATTTTACATCAAGAAAAACGCCACTCTACCTGTATTAAAAATGCAGGTTGTAAAAGATGGAAGAGCGGGATATATTCAGTTCATGGATGCGTTGGAAATCTCAACAATCTTTTTTTCAATGGTTGAGGTAGAAACAGGCATCCCAAAAATTGTATCTGCTCCTTGTGAAATTGTAAATTTGATTTTGGACGCAGGAGCCCCTGCTGAATATTACATTTATTTCAAATTTACTGCTAGAGACACTGATACAGTTGGAAGATACCAGGGTCAGTTTCTAATCAAAAATGATGAAGGAAATTTAATCTTACCAATCAGAGAAGAACTTTACATCAACGTACAAGACAGTTTTATTTCTGAAACTGCTTGTTGTTAGTTTGACCAACCACAACTTTTTTTTATATTTATAGATGAATGAGAAGGTGAACTTCACGATAGTGTGAAAGCCAATAAACCACTCGTCTAAAGATATGTACAGTTACGATGAAATTGAGTCGTTCCTACTTGGAAACGACCCCGAAGAATTTATAGTTGCAATAGAGTTTGATTACGTTTCAAACTCAATTTTCAAAATCAAAGAAATTCCTGGTAAAGGAAAAGAAATCCGAAAAGATACTTTTATACCGTTCGCTTGGGTCGGTGACCTAAGAGGTATCAACTTTTATAATGATTCCAAAATGGCACAAAAAGAAGCCATGACCAAGTATGGAATTGTTATTGAAAAGTTAGAAACCATGGGTAACGAACGCTTAGAAAATGGTTTGACTTATATGGTTAAATCACTTAAGGGTTATCGTGAGCTCATCCAATTTTTTAGAGATGGTGGTTGTGACCCATGGGGAGAAAAAACAAAAGACAAAATCTTAATCTTACCACCTGTAGAACAATACCTTGTTTCCAAAGAAAAAAGATTATTCAAAGGTTTTACAGATTACGATGACGTAACTCGTCTTGTATTTGACTTGGAAACCGATGCTCTTGACCCCAAAGATGGTCGAATCTTTATGGTTGGAATCAAAACTAACAAAGGTTATCATAGAGTGATTGAGTGTCTTGATGAGTCACAAGAAAAAGGTGCAATACTTGAGTTCTTTAATGTTATTGACCAACTTAAGCCTTCAATCATAGGTGGTTATAACTCAGCGAACTTTGACTGGCATTGGTTATTTGAAAGAGGTCAAAGACTCGGTATTGATATGCGTAAAGCAATCAAATCAATGCACCCCCAACATTCCTACACAAGAAAAGAAACTATACTAAAACTTGCAAATGAGGTTGAAGATTTCCTTCAAACTTCAATTTGGGGTTATAATGTGATTGATATCATTCATGCTGTTCGTAGAGCTCAAGCAATTAATTCAAACATCAAAGCAGCTGGTCTTAAGTACATAACAAAGTTTATTAATAAAGAGGCTCCTGACCGTGTCTACATTGAACACACAGACATCGGTAAATTATACCGTGAGAAAGAAGAGTATTGGTTGAATACACAAAATGGAAAGTACAAGAAAGCTTCTGAGTATCAAGATTTGAATTTAAAATTCCCTGGTGTTTATATCAAAACTACAGGTGATAATTTAGTTGAAAGATATCTTGACGATGACTTGGAGGAAACTCTCGCTGTTGATAAAGAATTCAATCAAGCGTCGTTCCTTCTAGCGTCAATGATTCCAACAACTTATGAAAGGGTTTCTACTATGGGAACCGCTACTTTATGGAAGATGTTGATGCTTGCTTGGTCTCACAAACACAAACTAGCAATACCCGCCAAACAATCAAAGACAGACTTCGTAGGAGGTCTTTCTCGACTACTTAAGGTTGGGTATAGTAAGAATGTACTAAAGCTCGACTTCTCGTCTCTATACCCTTCTATTCAACTTGTACACGATGTTTTTCCTGATTGTGATGTAACAGGTGCAATGAAAGGAATGCTTAAGTATTTCCGTGATACCCGTATCAGATACAAAGAACTTGCAGAAGAGTTTGAAAAGTCGGACCCACAAAAGTCTGCGTCATACGCCAATAAACAATTACCAATTAAGATATTCATTAACTCTATGTTCGGTGCATTATCCGCACCTCAGGTTTTCGCTTGGGGGGACATGTATATGGGCGAACAGATAACTTGTACGGGTCGTCAATATCTACGTCAAATGATTAAGTTTTTCATGTCTCGCGGTTATACTCCTTTGGTTATGGATACGGACGGTGTAAACTTCTCAAGTCCTGATGGTGTTGATGAACATTATTATGTTGGTAGAGGGTTAAATTGGAAAGTAAAGGCGGGTAAAACTTATAGAGGACCAAATGCCGATGTTGCTGAATATAACGATATATTCATGAGAGGAGAAATGGCGCTTGATACAGACGGTGTTTGGCCTTCATGTATAAATCTTGCCAGAAAAAATTATGCAGTTATGGATGATAAGGGTAAGATAAAATTGACTGGCAATTCTATCAAATCAAAAAAGTTACCTTTATACATCGAAGAGTTTTTGGACAAAGGGATTAATTTATTACTTAACGGAAAGGGTAAAGAGTTTATTGAATATTACTATGAGTACCTACAAAAGATATTTGACCAACAAATTGCACTTTCAAAGATAGCCCAAAGAGCTAAGGTTAAATTAACTTTGGATGATTATAAAAAAAGGTTAACACAAAAAACAAAAGCGGGTAATTCAATGTCTCGTATGGCACATATGGAACTTGCCATCCAAAATGACCTAAGTGTAAATTTGGGAGACGTAATCATGTATGTTAATAACGGTACAAAAGCGTCGGAAGGTGACGTACAGAAACTCACTGCAAAACAAATCAAGGATACAAACCAATTAAGAAAGTTCGAAAATCCTAATGCTGAGGATATTGTTGATGGTGTACAAGTTAATTGTTATATGTTGGATTCAAATATTTTAGAAAAAAATCCTAACATGACTGGAGAATATAATGTACCAAGAGCAATTGTTACATTCAACAAGAGAATAGAACCATTACTTGTCTGTTTCAAACAAGATGTAAGGGACCAATTACTTGTGAACGACCCAGCAGAAAGAGGAATCTTTACAACAGAACAGTGTGAAATGATTAATGGAATGCCGTTTGAAGATGGTGGCCAAGATAAGTTAGAAGAAGATGTACTTCAAATAACAGATGCGGAAGTTGAGTATTGGAAAAAAAGAGGGCTCGAACCTGATTATATTTACAACTTAGCTGAAGATAGTTGGAAAAGAAAGTTAGGATTGCTTGAGTCCGTCTGATGAAAGGATATACCAATTACCACTTACAAATTGGAATTCAGCACATGCAAATTTGTCTAAGACAATTTCATCCCATTCCTCATCAATTCTGCCAAGGTCAGGTCTTACCGTGACTTTTGTAAGGGATTTCACTACTACGTGGTCAGTTGTTCTTGAATCTAAAACTAAAAAAGAAACAGGAATACCTTTAACAACAATACAGAATTCACCATTGGTACGGTAATCCAACTCAGACACAACAGAAAGTTCTGATGCTTGGATTACATGTCCACTGATGATTTTTTTTGATGGTATAGATTTAATAATTGCCATATCAGATTACATATATTTGACGAGGCATTGCTCTAAACTTCATTTGTTTATTTAGGTTTTCTGCAATCATAGCCTCTCTTTCCATTACCTTTTCAGGTCTTAATCTTGATAACCAACCATTTTCCCCGACTAGTTCTTCCAACAATTTGCTTTTTTCGTCTTTAGCTTCTGTTAACAAGCTTTGATAATCCATTTGGATTTCAGAATCAGGTGTCTTGAGGTTTCCACTATATTTTCCACGAACTCGTGCTAAGGTCTCTTTACAATATGCTGTAAACCATCTTCTCACCCATTGTTGACCAGGAACATTCAAATCTTCCCAACTCAAGTTTTCAATAGGAACGTCAGTTGGTAATTTAATTATATCAGGATTGTTTTTCAAACAATCGGCTCTACTATCAGGTTCTACGTCATAATACCAATACCAAACCGCTTTACCAACGTATAGGCTGTAATTGCTCCAATTGAATCTTCCACCAGGTGTATTATAAAGATGGACTAATTTTTTTCCATCAGGTAATCCTGTGATTCTATATGTTAAGGACCCACCTAATATTCTATTAAGGATGTTGGCTTCTTGCATTCTAATAAGATAATCAAATCCAGACATCATAAAGTATGAACCCTGATATCCCATCTGTGCGTATCCCGCCTCGTTTGCACCCAATCCGATACCACCGAAACCAAATCCACCAACTCCACCCAAACCAAATGCGGTCCAAGGTTGGTTGCTGAACCATAACAATTCATTAACTTCTCGACCTGCAGGTATTTCGTAATCTTGTTTGTTTTTTTCTAAAATGAAATAATCTTTTTTTAATACCCAAGGACCAACAGTTTGTAGTCCAACGATTTTTGAATATGCGTAAGAAAACTGTTGTTCAAAATCCATAGTTCTTGTTACTAATGCTCTTGCTACGGATTTTTCATTCATATTAAGGTTAACCAAGTTAACCCATTGAGAATCAATCAACCATTGAAGTACATATTCTTCATAGTCTCCAATAGATAATTCCATTAGGGAATCCATCATCTCGTCTTCAAGTTCGACACTTCTCAGAGGGGCACCCAAGAGATGTTTGATTCTCGTATATATTCTACTTCTTTCTGGTTCGGGTAGTGCTGCCATATGTTATAAATATTCTATTTATTCTATTTCGTGTAACAACGAATTGATATTAAAAACATATCTATCTTTATCACTAACAGGTTCATTTTTGAAAATAAGTATCTTATTTGTTTTTGGATTATTGAATATGAACCAATCAACATTATATGGTTTAACATTTCCTGTATCCAATAACTCAATCAAATCATCTTTGATGATAATATTAGAAAAAGGTTTTACCTGTGCAGTATATTGAGTACCGTCTAAGTCAATTTTTAAATCAATTCCTTTGAACGCATCCATCTTAGCTCCGTGTGAACCAATTTTTTCAACTTTAGCTTTGCCTTCAAAATAATCTTCAATTTTTTTATTAGCGTTGTTCTCGGATTTTTGACCTCTATCCCAAAGTTTTTTCAAAACTTTGATGATGTTAATGAAGTCTTCGTTTTCTTTTGAGAATATTTCATTCTTGAAGTGGTCCAAAGCAACAATTAATCTAGCGGTTTCTTTTGGGTTTCTTCTTTCTTGTTTCCAAAATTGGAATTTCTTTTCAGGTTTACCAATTTTATCTATTTGTTTATTTACAGCTTTGACTAAAAGACAAAAAGCGTTGAAGTTTGTGTTAAGGTTATTCAATATTGACCTTCCCTCAGGAGATTCGATACCATAGAAACCAGACATTTCCATTGTAGTTCCGTCAACCCAAAACTGTGAAAATTTCTTTCTTAGAACATGAGTAACACCGTCTTGGTATAATTTTTTAATCTTGTTGTTATTAATCAAGTCTCTAAAAAACACTACTTCTTTAGGGTCACAAAATTGAGGTTCTTTAGATTCCGTTAACAATTTTTGAAGTTGAGCGGTTTCCAAAAGTTTTGTTTCTGTTTTCATTTGGTACATTTTTTCAACAAACTCCCAATTAACAACTTTCCAAAAATTAATAATATACTCATCCCTTTTGTTTCTGTATTTCAAATAGTAAGCATGTTCCCATAAGTCTAAACCAAGTAACGGAAACCCACCACCTTCAATAACATTCATCAGTGGGTTGTCTTGGTTTGGTGTGGACATAATTTTCAGAGTGTTCTTTGATGTTAGAACCAACCAAACCCAACCTGAACCAAATCGGTCCTTGGCCATTGTTTCAAATTTCTTTTTGAAAGTTGTAAAGGTTCCGTATTGTTTGGTTATTTTTTTGTAAAGTTCACCCTCAAGTTTCTTAGGATTTGGGGTCAACATGTTCCAAAAAAGTGCGTGGTTGAACGCTCCCCCAGCATTGTTCCTTATAGTTTGGTCGTAACGACTTATATTCTTAATTATTTTTTCTAAGTCTAAGTCTCCGTGTTTTTTCTTGGCTAAGGCTGCGTTTAATTTATCCACATAACCTTTGTAATGTTTGTTGTAATGAAAATTCATCGTTTCTGCATCGATGAAAGATTTGAGGGCTGAATAAGAATAAGGTAATTTTTCTATTCCAATTTTTTTCATTTCGTTAATCAACACCTCTTTCTCTTCTTGAATGTGGTTTTCGAGTATTTGTTTTTCGAGTTGTTGAATTTTTTCTTCAATTTTCTTCATGTATTGGAGTTATTTGTTTTATATAAATAACTCGTTGTAGTTTTAATTCCTTTCAATTTTGGATTTTTTCATAGATATCACTATTTGTTGGAAGGGCTAATGTTTTGTGATGATATATAATTTTACCGTCATCTGAGAATCCAGTGATTGTTATTGTTTCACCATAAGACACATTGGTTAATAATTTGTTTCTCAATTTTTCAGAAACGATTTTAATCGTATCACCGACTTTCAATTCTATGTTATTGTGATTGGTGACTCTATCCATCGATTTAATTAAGGTCTCAATTCATTGATTTTTTTGAGGATTTCTTCTGCAACATCTCCACCCCCAAGGTTATCTCCCATAACAGTTGCAATTACTTGTTTTTTGTTGTTAAGGATATCATAAATAACCCCTTCGATTGTATTTTCAAAAATTGGATAATATACTAATACGTTGTTCTTTTGACCAAATCTATATGCTCTATCTTCTGCTTGTGAGTGGTCTGACGGTAAAAATGAAAGGTCATTCATTATAACCGCTTCTGCGGCTGTAAGGGTTAGACCAACACCCGCTGCTTTTATGTTACCTACAAAAACTTTTATCTTTTCGTTTTCTTGGAATTGGTCAACACTAAATTGTCTATCTTGTTTAGTCATAGACCCATCGACCTTGACTGCGGATTTACCAAAATGTTCAACAATTTGATTTAGAGAATCTGTGAAATTACAAAATATGATAACCTTCTTATCTTGTTCTAAAATATTCTCAGCAAGTTCAATTGTTTGAGATATTTTTTCATTGGCTATGACTTGTCTAACTTTTGTGAGTTTAGTAAACTGAACGGTTAGTGATTTCGATTCGTCAGGATTTTTATCATACCAATTATAATATTCACCCATTAATTCTTCATAGTCTTTGGACTTGAGTCTAAGATATACAGGGGTAATTATTTTATCAGGTAAGTCTAAAACGTCTTCTTTTAATCTTCTCGTTATAGTATTTGAAGTTCTTTCTCTAAGTTCCTCCAAATTAGAAGAACCCATGACGTTCCAAACTTTTCTTGCACCTACTTTGAATTGGTATCCACTACAATATCTAATAACATAGGCCATCCAATTTTTTGCTACGGGAGAATCAACAAGACTTAGTAGATTATAATAGTCTATTGGACGAGAGGTCATTGGAGTACCAGTCAGAAGCCAAAGTCTATCAACTTTTTTAACAATATCGTTGATTAGTTTTGTTCTTTGGGCTTGAGCATTTTTGATATAGTGTGCTTCATCAACGACCACCAAATCAAAATTGGAAGCCAAAATTTGAGAATCATCTTTCTTTTTAGAGTCATGGAAATTTTTTAATATGTCGTAGTTTATTATTACAAAATCGTGTTCAGTACTAAAGTGTTTTCCTTCAGCAATATATATTGTTTTGTCTGAGTAGTTTTCAATCTCTCTTTTCCAATTTATCTTAAGAGTTGCGGGACAAATGATTAGAACTTTTTTTGTACCTGATTCAAGAGCTGCGATAATAGTGGATGTGGTTTTACCTAAACCCATATCATCAGCCAAGATGTATTTTTTATTTTCTACAAGTTTTTGTATTGCTTCTTTTTGATGGGCTAGCGGTGGTCTCTTAGAATACTTGTCGTAATTAATTACAACGTCTTTTACAGTGTTGTCTTTTATAATCGAAGCTTTGGGTAACCAAAAATCATGGAGTTGTTCAGTTTCCCAAACTCTCCCCCAAATGTGATATGCTTTGTCTTTCTCCGCTAAAAGTTTTTCAACCCAAACTCTCTGTGGTACTTGGGTGTATAATTTGTCGTCAGCTAATTTTTGTGCAAAATAAGCGTCAAGAATTACCCATTTTTTTGCAACCTTTGGTTGTTTGTCGTGGTTATTTATTATGTACTCTGATTGACTTCTTGTAGGATAAAATTTTTTATTGATTTGGGACTTACGTTTTAGTTCCAATATGTAGTTGTTAGCACCCTCATAATTTTCAAGAAGTGAAATAGCTTTTGACTCTAATGATATTTCTGTTGAACTCATTTTACATTAACATGTGTTCTTCCATCCGCCCAATAACTTTCATCACCATAACTGATGAAAATCTCTTCCCCTTTTTTGATTGGTTTTGTTGAAAAGAAAATAAATGTTTTGTTCTCAACATCGTTTGTCCAACTTGCGTTTGGAGTGTTTGAATGGTTATATAATGAACCGTAACCTAAAGCAATTACAAAGTTTTCCCAACTTTCGCTTCTTGGCCATTCGAAAGCGTAATCTATAAGGGTATAGTTTATCTCTCCCCTTTTGGCTGGTAGAAATAATATAGGACAAATCTCAATTACTTCGTCTTTATCAATATCTTGTAATGCGAATACCCCAAGACCGTGTATGGGACTTTCTTTGAATTCTACCTTGTGTTTCTTTTTAGTTTCCATTTGGAATAAAATATAATTATTAATTAGGTATTTATCAATAAGAATAAATCATTTCAGAATGGCAGAGAAATTAGTTCCAATAACAAGGCTTGGTAAATTTTTTGGTGGTGAAGATTATGCCTTAGACATAGGTATGGGTGAAGAATGGTTGATTGGTGATATGAATTTCACAGTAATTTTGTATAGAATAGACAGATATAAAACAAAAACTGATGATGTCTATGGGGAGGTTCTTGAAGATGGTATTCAATTTATGGCTCCTGTAGAATTAAAAGGATATGTGCAAGTTATGGCCCCGAGTAATAAATTCTTAGGAAATTCAAGGGTTGAACAACAAGAACCAGGTAACATGAGATTTAGTATATATCAAAAAACTTTGGAAGATTTAGGTGTTGATATTTTCATGGGGGACTATTTTGGTTACTATGAAAGTGAGGATAGAGTTAGATATTATGTTGTAAATGACGATGGTTATGTTAAGTCAGACAATAAACATACTTACGGTGGTTACAAACCTTTTTATAGAACTATTGTCGCCACTTATGTTAGTGAAAATGAATTCAACGGAATATAATATGCCATTACCTAAACAAGTAATACCAACACTTCCATTAGTCCCAAAAAAAACTCTTTCAGAAAGAAGAGAACAACTTTTGGAATTTATCAAAAAAGACGGGACTTATTTACCGAAGTCTGTTCTTCATGCGGATTTGGATAGAGGAATGTTGGATTTTGTTAAAGGGGATTTACAAGTTGTAACTGCGGGAAAAATTGTTCCTATGATTGATATCATTTTGACTACTCAAAACTGGTCTCAATATGTTGAATCTGCAACTTTCGTTAACTTGGATTATAATGTTGAACCACCATTCGTTACAGTGGTAAGACAACCTGAAGTAAAGTATGGTACAAACCCGTCTTTACAATATACAATTCCGAATAGAAAACAGTTTTATTATGCGTCCGTTCCAACTTGGAGTGGTAATGAACAAGGTATGGACATTTATACAATACCACAGCCTGTTCCTGTTGATATAAATTATAGTGTGAAGATTGTGTGTAATAGAATGAGAGAACTTAATCAATTGAACAAAATTGTTTTACAAAAATTTTCATCAAGACAAGCATATACATTTATTAAAGGACAATATGTTCCAATCATAATGAATAATATTTCTGATGAGTCTCAAATGGCCTTGGAGGCAAGAAAGTATTATGTACAAAGTTATGATTTTACTATGTTAGGTTACTTAATAGACGAAGAGGAGTTTCAAGTAAAGCCCGCGATTGCTAGAGTTGCTCAGGTTGTCGAAGTTGATACATCTTTGCTAAGAAAGAGAAGAAAGAAATATCCTGAAAACCCATCAGAGTTTTTATCAAATTTTTTATACGTTTCAGGAATTACTACCTTATCTGAAATAATTGAATTCACGGCAGATATGACTTGGATTGGTTCTGAAAATATCTCTAACTTTGATGTTTTTATAAATGGAGATTATTTTGGGTCTAACGTTAACAAAATTCAGATAACCACTAACGATTTATTAACAATTACTGTTACTAAAAATGATAACACACAAGAAGGTGTTATCAAATTCGATAGTAAACTGGTTTAATTTTCCCCGTACACATCTTTTTTTTCCTTACACTTTTCTTGAATGAGGTTTTCAAGGAACTTGTATATTTTTATACCTCTCTTATCACAGTATTTTTTTAACGTCTCGTGAGCCTCAGGGGATATCTTTATATTCTTTATTTCCTTCTTTGTTTTCATAGGTAGAAAAAAGGCAGAATTAATTCTCCCTGTTTACAAATAGATATCTAAAAGTCAAGTTTTTTCATTCAGATATGAATATTTATCAATAAAATAAATCTGCAAAGAACAATTTTATAATGGCAACACAAGTAAATCAAAAAGTATATGTATCACCTGGAGTTTATACCTCCGAGACAGATTTGTCCTTCGTGGCTCAGAGTGTCGGTGTAACTACATTAGGTTTGGTTGGAGAGACTATTAAAGGTCCTGCATTCGAACCAATTTTCATCACAAACTATGATGAGTTCCAAGCCTATTTTGGCGGGACTGAACCAACAAAATTTGTGAACACACAAATCCCAAAGTATGAGGCGGCTTACATTGCCAAGTCCTACTTACAACAATCAAACCAATTATTTGTTACAAGAATTCTTGGACTGTCTGGTTATGACGCGGGTCCTTCTTGGAGTATCAAAGTTATGGCAAACGTTGACCCAACAACTGTTGGATTCAATCCCGCAACACCTACCCCATGGTCGGTGAACTTTACTTTCAATTCATCAGCGAACACAATATCTTTTGGTAGTGCGTTCCCTTATGAAATTCAAAGTAACTTAACAGAACAATATAGAATGTTCGACGGAAGTACTTCCGATATTCAAGCAGATATTATAGGATTCATTAACGATATTATTGCTGATAATACTATTTCAGGAAACACAGGAAACATTTATGGTACATTGCCTGAGGGTGATTATTACGCTTATTTAGCTCAGTATCCTAATTTAAACAACGTATACGAAACTAATAGTATGAACGTTGCAGGAAACGACCTTACTGATTCTGATAACGATGCATGGTATTACGCTAATTTTGATAACTATAGTGGAGATAACTATTCAGGTTATTCAATGAATTATGATGTAACAGCAATCGCGTCAGGGGCAAGTTCAACTTACACAGGTACTTTATCTGGTAACGTTTACACTTGGTCAGGTACCGCTTTTACAGATTACAACAACATGGTTGTTGCAACACTTCGTTCAAGAGGTATTTCTCTTTTTGAAAACAGTGCTTCAAGTAATTCACATGGTCCTATATATGAAGTAAATTCAGGTGGGACTGTTTCAGGTTTGAGTGCTTTAACTATGGTTTGTAGTGGTCAATACTCAGGTGTTACTAAAAACCCTTATGAGACCTTCTTATTATCAGGTATCACTAAAGATAGCGACACATTCAGTTTCGAAGTTTCTCTATCTGCGGCTTCATCTAAATTCATTACCAAAGTTTTAGGTTTTGATAATTTTGGTAAATCAAGACAAGAGGTTCCTATTTTCGTTGAAGAGTCATATCCTTCTTCTTTAGCATACGCTTATAACCAAAGCTACATTCGTGGATTGAATTGTGAGTTGATTGGATTACCAGGAGCAAGAACTGAAAATACAAGTTCAATTGCATACAACCTTGAAAAATACCAATCCCCAATGACTCCTTTCTTGGTTTCAGAATTGAGAGGTAACAAGGTATATAAGTTATTCAGATTTATATCTATTTCTGACGGTGATGATGCTAACGTTGAAGTTAAGGTTTCAATAGCAAACTTGTCTTTCAATAATATGACGTTTGATGTCCTTGTTAGAAATTTCTTTGACTCAGATGCTAACCCAATTGTTATTGAGAAGTTTACGAACTGTAACATGGACCCTAATTCTAACAACTTTGTTGCTAAAAAGATTGGTTCTTCTAACGGTGAATACGCTTTGATTTCAAAATATATAATGGTTGAAATGTCTGATGAAGCACCAATTGATGCTTTACCATGTGGGTTCTACGGCTACATCCAAAGAGAATATGGTTCAGTTTTAAACCCTTCACCTGTACCTCAGTTCAAAACAAAATATTATTTCCCTGGTGAAACAATTTATAACCCTCCTTTTGGTTCTACTTCAGGTGGTGATAACGCTGTTGAATCTGGAGGAGATATTGTAAGAAGAAGTTATTTAGGTTTCTCAACTGTTATTGGTGTTGATGAATCTTTGTTAACATATAAGGGAAAACAAAACCCACCAAGTTGGATTATATCACCAGTTCCTGTTGATGGAATAAGTTGGAATTACTTGAGTAAAGGTTTCCACATGGATTCAGGTGCAACGGTTGTTACGATTGCTAACTCATTTCAAACTAGTGGAACACCAGCGTTCGAATGTGGTGTTGCTGATTTCAGATTTGACCCTGAAACTCAAGAAAACCCATACTACTTTATTTTCTCAAGAAAGTACACAGTATGTTTCGCGGGTGGGTTCGATGGTTGGGATATCTACAGAGAATACAGAACAAATGCTGATAGATTCCAACTTGGAGCTTCTGGTTACTTGGCAGGTGCTGCGGCGTCTACAAGATACCCAACAGCAACAGGTGACGGTCTATTCAAGAGAATTGTTGTTGAAAATAACACACAAGACTTTGCGAACACTGACTACTACGCTTACCTTCTTGGTATCCTGTCGTTCAGAAATCCTGAAGCTACCAACATTAACGTATTTGCAACTTCATCAATAGATTATGTTAATAACTCTAACTTAGTTGAAGAAGCAATTGATATGATTCAGTTCCAAAGAGCTGATTCAGTATACATTGCTACAACACCTGACTATCAGATGTTTACACCTGATGGAACTAATTCACTTGATATTATCTACCCACAAGAGGCAGTAGATAATTTGGATAACACAGGAATTGATTCTAACTACACATCAACTTACTACCCATGGATTCTTGTAAGAGACACTGTGAACAATACACAAATCTACTTACCACCAACAGGTGAGGTTTGTAGAAACTTGGCTCTTACAGATAACATATCATTCCCATGGTTCGCATCAGCGGGTTACACAAGAGGTCTTGTTAACTCAATCAAAGCGAGAGTGAAGTTGACTCAAGAAGATAGAGACACTCTTTATCAAGGTAGAATCAACCCAATTGCAACTTTCGCTGACGTAGGAACTGTAATTTGGGGTAACAAAACTCTACAGGTTGCAGACACAGCACTTAATAGATTGAATGTAAGAAGATTATTACTTCAAGCTCGTAAGTTGATTTCAGCTGTAGCAGTAAGATTGTTGTTCGAACAAAACGACCAAGTGGTAAGACAACAGTTCTTGGATAGTGTTAACCCAATCCTTGATTCAATCAGAAGAGATAGAGGTCTTTACGATTTCCGTGTGACTGTTTCTTCTTCTCCTGAAGATTTGGATAGAAACACTTTAACAGGAAAGATTTACTTAAAACCAACGAAGGCGTTAGAATTCATAGATATCGAATTCTTCATCACACCAACAGGTGCTTCGTTTGAAAATATCTAATAAAAACGGGGGGACAAAATCCCCCCATTTTTTAGCCTTACAGAATGAGAAAAGAAATTTTAGAAGGGTTCAAAGATGAAAAAACCCCAGACTTAAAATATTACGCATTTGACTGGGATGATAACATTGTGCACATGCCTACTAAAATTATTCTAAAAGATGATAATGGTGAAGAGGTTGGAATGTCTACCGAAGACTTCGCAGAATTTAGACATCAAGTAGGTAAGGGTGATTTTGAATATAATGGTCACACTATTGTGGGTTACGCAGAAAATCCATTTAGAAACTTTAGAACTGAAGGAGACAAAGAGTTTATTATAGATTCAATGAAAGCAAAGAAAGGACCAGCGTTTGATGATTTCAGAGAAGCAATTAATAATGGTTCAATATTTGCAATAATCACAGCTCGTGGTCACAACCCCGAAACATTAAAACAAGCAGTGTATAATTACATTACTAATGATTTCGGAGGGATATCGAAAGAAGAGTTACTTAAGAATCTAAAAAAATACAGGTCTTTTATCGGTGAGGACGAGATGTCGGACAAAGAATTAATAGACACTTATTTGGCGATGAACAAATACCACCCCGTTTCTTTTGGAGATGAGAGTGGGGCGACAAATCCTGAAGAAGCTAAGGTTAAGGCGATGAACGATTTTGTGGATTACATCAAAGGTATGGCTGCAATACTTAATAAAAAAGCCTTTTTAAAAAATGATTTAGGACACAAATTCACACCTACAAAACCTATGATTGGGTTTTCAGATGATGACCCAAAAAACGTAGAAGTAATGAGAAAAGCTTTTAAAGATAAACCAGATAATTTAGTTAAGACTTTTTCTACTGCTGGAGGAATTAAAAAGGAAGTGCAATAAAGGTACTTTTTTTAAAAATTGAAGTAAAGAGAAAAATTTTATACTTACCTATATTTATATCATATAAACACTGAAAACAAAAATTTAATAATATGGCTGATTTACTGATGAAAATGCCGATACCTTACGAACCGAAACGTCAGAATCGATTCATCTTAAGGTTTCCTTCAAGTTTGGGGATTAATGAGTGGTTTGTAGAGACCGCGGCAAGACCTACTATCAAAATCGCAGCAACTGAAATTCAGTTCTTGAATACATCAACTTTTGTTGCGGGTAGATTCAATTGGGACCCAATCTCTGTGAAATTTAGAGACCCAATCGGTCCATCAGCGGCACAAGCTCTAATGGAATGGGTTCGTCTTCACGCTGAATCTGTAACAGGACGTATGGGATACGCTGCGGGTTATAAAAAAGATATTGACCTTGAGATGCTTGACCCAACGGGAGTTGTGGTAGAAAAGTGGATACTTTATGGAACATTCTTAACTGACGTTAACTTTGGTTCATTAAGTTACGCAACTGACGCACTTGCTGATATTACTGCGAGTTTGAGAATGGACAGATGTGTGTTAGTTTACTAATACTCTTTATAAAAAATTAATACTTTTTATATTTAACCGTAAAGACATAAACTTTACGGTTATTTTTTTTATATGGACGAACAATCAAGACAGTATGGTCAACAAAATTTAACGTTACCACACGACATAGTACAACTTCCTTCTGAAGGATTATTTTACAAAAATAAAAAGAAATCGGTTAAGGTGGGATATCTTACCGCCGCAGATGAAAACATTCTGATGGGTGGTGGAAACGACCTTACATATAATTTGTTGAGAAACAAGTTGTATGAACCCGACATGAAAATCGATGATATGTTGGAAGGAGACGTTGAGGCAATTCTTGTGTTTTTAAGAAATACAGGTTTTGGACCCGAAGTAGATTTGAATTTAACCGACCCACAGACAAGAAAATCTTTTAAGACAACGGTTGTATTGGACCAATTATCTATTATCAAAGGAATACCCCCTAGTGAAGACGGAACTTTTACAGTAAAACTTCCAAAGTCTGAAACCGTTATTAGGTTAAAACCAATGACTTATGGTGAGATTAATGAAATCCAAAAAATGATTGATTCGTATCCTGCAGGAAGAACAGCACCAAGAGTTACATGGAGATTAAATAAAGAAATTGTTGAGGTGAACGGAAATACGGACAAAGGTGAAATTGCAAAATTTGTTGAATCAATGCCCATTGGAGATTCAAAATTCATCAGACAATTTATGAATGAAAATGAACCAAGGCTGGATATGACCAGAGAAGCAATAGCCCCGTCAGGAGAAAAACTAACAGTAAATGTTGGTTTCGGGGTAGAATTTTTTCGTGCTTTCTTCTGAATATAGGAAAGGGCAAATCGATGAATTTTATTATTTGAATAAATTGATGGGTATAAGTTGGGTAGATTTTGAATTAATGCCGCTATTTGTTAGAAAATATCTTTTAGATAAGTGGCTTGAAGATAACAAGAAGGACTGAAAAATCAGTCCTTTTGTATTTATATAATATTAAGTTTATATGGCACCTGATAATGTAAATTTTGGTAATCTTCCTAGTAGTGATGATATAGGTAGTTTTGGTAAGAACCTTGAAAGTATGCTCAAGATTGGTGTTCGTGATTTTGCGGATGCAATAACAAGGCTTACAAGTAGTGCTAACGCCATTAACAAAACATTCTTACAAGGAAGACAAAGAGTTGTTGAACTTCAACAAGCGGTAGCGGATGCTGTTCCTGCTGTGAATAGAGTTGGTGGTTCATTACAAGACGTACAAAATACTATTTCAAAGGTTGCTGAAGCTTCAAGACGAAATGTTGTTGCAAACACTGAAGATATAACAAAACTTGTTGCTGCAACAAAAGTGTTGGGTGAAGATGCAGAAGTTCTCACAAACGCATTTGTTGATGTGGGAATGAGTGTAAGTCAAATAGGACCATCTTTAGAAGACTCTATCAAATATGTCCAAAGTATTGGAGGTAATGCTGGTGAAGTTGTTAAGATGATGAGAACCAACATGGACCAACTCAATCGTTATCAATTTGAAGGAGGTGTTCAAGGTCTTACAAAAATGGCGGCACAAGCATCTATGTTGAGATTCGACATGAACGAAACTTTCCGTTTAGCGGACAAAGTTCTGTCTCCTGAAAACGCCATAGAAGTTGCATCAGCATTTCAAAGATTAGGGGTATCTGCAGGAAACTTAGTAGACCCATTCCAATTGATGAATCAATCAATCAACGACCCATCAGGACTTCAAGATAGTTTAGCCCAAGTTTCCAAACAATTTACATACTTTGATGAAAAAACAAAAACTTTCAAAATAAATCCACAAGGGGTAATGATATTGAAAGAGATGGAACTACAAACGGGAGTCAGTGCCAAGGAGTTGAGTAAAATGGGATTGGCCGCAGCAGAACTTGATAAGAGATTATCTGCCGTGAGTGGTGCAGGACTCAAGCTCGGAAGTGAAGAGGACAAACAATTCTTGGCTAACATTGCCAGGATGGGTGAGGGAGGAGAATATGAGGTTCAAATCAAAGATGATAAGGGACAGATGCAGACAAGAAAGTTGTCTGAAATAACCCAACAGGAATTTGATAAGTTAATCAAAGAACAGAAAGAAGGTCCGAAGACTTTAGAGGAGTTAGCAAGAAGTCAAATGAATCTAACCCAACTTATGGAAGCGGATGTATCTGCCATAAGAAATAAAATAGTAGGTGGTATTTCCACTGCTGCACCCGTCCTAAATAACCTCGAAGGTTTTAGAAACATCACAGATGTGATAGGTGGGTTATTATCAGATGCTAAAAAATCTGGTACCACAAAAGGTGTTAGAGAAGATACAGAAAAGTTCATATACGGTACAGAACAAATGTTCAAAGACCTTAAAGACCCATCCAAGAACGGACTAACAGTTCTCACAACTTACGCAAAGGATTTCGGTTCAGCCTTAAAAGAAAGGGGTGTGAACATAATGGATAGGTTGAAAGAGGTCACACAAGAAGCCCAAACAAAAATTAAAGGGAATAGCTTGTCGGAAAGAACTATGCGTGGATTACTTAGTAAAGTACCTGGTTCACCAACAGCAGTAACCCCAACATCAAGTCAGTCAAGAACAGAACAAATTCAACAAGAAGTCAAATCTGTGGCACAAAGTTACGGAGCCACCTCTTCGACCAAAGTTGATATGGGAGGTAAAATAGTTATAGACGTTAACTTCAACGGAGCCCAAGGGTTGACTCAAGAACAAATCAATCAAATTACAAAAATACTATCAGACAAGTTGAGCGGAACCGAGTTCCAAAATTATATTATCAACGTTCAAAACGCTTCAAACCAAAACCCAACTCAAAGACAAGGGGCAAATACTTATGGTGGAGGATAACAAAAAAATTATCCCTTACCTATTTATATAAAAAGATTTGATGGCTAGTTTATTAGACTTTTCTGCAACAAACGGATTTAGAAAGAAGCTCCTAACAAGGAATTTAACACCGTATGCAAAAGCCCCAAATCGTCCTACATTACCCGTTGATACAGAATATGTTCAAACTGATAGTTCTGTTTTGGATAGTCCAGATACATTAATCGACGAACCTAGCTTTGCGAACAAGTTATATCCACTTAACGAGTGGGGTACAGAGGGAGGATACAAACAAGTCCCTGACCCAACGGGTTTATTAAATACCAAATCCAATAAAGGTGAGTACGGACCAGGACAACAAGATGCAAAAATTTTGGACCAATCTCAGATAGCATCAAACAAAGGTTTTGGTGTTCTATCTCCTGCATGGAAACCATTAAATGCATATGCAAACGGCACACAAACTTCTTTGGATAGTGGTGAATACATCACTCAACCAGACTTTGTTGTTGGTGGAACTATGTTATATAACAACCAACCCTACCCAACAACATTCAACCCTTCATCCTACGGACCAGCAGCAATTTTACTTTCAAGAGACCCACAAGGTAGTAACGGTCTTCTCAGTCAAGACTCTTTCATTGCTAAGCTTGGCGCCCAAACATTACGTAAATCTTTTGAAGAAAGAATTGCTAATCAGATTTACCTAAACACCGCAGCTCGTGCAAACCTTTTTAGTATTGATAGTGGCCTTGACGTTGTAAACCTCATTACTGGTAGAGTCCCTTTAATTGAACCAAATTGGACAATCACTGTACCTTCAAACCCAATACTTGCAGCCACAGACTTCGCTTTGAGACTTGCAGGTAGCATATTACCTGTTTCACCAATCCCTGGTTCATATTGGGATACTTCGATAAATTCAGGACAGCCAACCACAATCCAACAGTTACGAAACGCATTTAGAAGGAGCACTGTTGGTAACTTTTTTAATAGATTATTAGGAGCCCCTCAGACAGGTTCACAGTTGTTTTTGAATAACACGGGTGGAGGACAAAGGTCTTTGTTATTCAAAAATATTAATTTTAACAAATACAAACCAAGTTACGACAGAGGGTTTTTCAATAGAGGTGGAGGTGCTTTAGTTGGAGGAGTGTCCAATAATTCAAATTACTATGTTGGTTCAAGAAGTTCAGAACCATCGCAAGTCTTTTCACCTCCAGGCTCATTACCTGTAAATGAATTTGGAGTCGTTCAACAGTCTCCAGTATTCGGACCAACTGAGTTGGCGCAATTATATGAGGGACCAAGTAAAGAAGTAAAATTAGGTGCTAACGGACCTACGTACAGTAATGGTGGTGGTATAGAAGGTGGATTTACGTGGGTATCACCAAAGTACAAGGGTAATGCTGGTAAGAAAGTTGGATTAGGTGGTGAGATTACAAATGAAGATGAAGACTTTAGACCATCATCATATAACTCTACGGAATCTACCGAAAGAACATTCAGAGAAGGCTCAATCCTTGACGACACACAAAGAATTATCAACAGCCAACCCCAAGGTGGAAAAAGATTACAACACGTTGGAAATGCGATTGACCAAGTATCAAAAGTATTCAACGATGGGTATAAAGAAATGACCAAAGGCTCAAGGGTGTATAGATATGTTGGAGCACCTGGTCAAGAGGTGGGTACTGAATATTGTAGAGTATTTGCAAAAGATATTCCGTATCTACAATACAACGATTTACAAAAAACCGATGGTATCACTACACAAGGTAGAAGATTTTCAGACTCTGTTTTAGATAACACATATAATCTAAACATAGTTCCAAACAAACAAGAAGGAGGACAAAGTTCAACAAATTTAATTGGAACCGATAATAATGCGTTTGCCAAAAAATATATGTTCTCTTTAGAAAATCTTGCATGGAGAACATCATCATCACCAGGTTATTCCGTGTCTGACCTACCAATTTGCGAGAGAGGACCCAACGGAGGTAGAGTAATGTGGTTTCCACCATATGGACTTACCTTCAATGAAAATATTTCTTCAAACTGGAACTCAACTGATTTCTTGGGAAGACCAGAACCAATCTATACTTACAAATCAACACAAAGAGGGGGTACTCTATCTTGGAAAATTGTAGTTGACCATCCTTCTGTACTTAACGTAATCGTTAATAAGGTTTTGGCTAACGAAACAAATGCCACAAGAGTTAACAGTATTTTGGATTCATTCTTCGCTGGATGTAGAAAGTATGACCTCTATGAATTAGCTAAAAGATATTGGAAAGTAAATCCAAATGATTTGTATCAATTACAAGAGGCGATTACATCGAAGAAACTTTCACGTGAACAAATTGAATGGTCTAAATCCACAATCCAAACAGGTGTTGATGGCGGACAAGGACAGCCATTAGCTCAATCTACAAGTACAACAGTTAGTCTCAAGGAAAATTATGAACAAATAGGATTTTATTTTGCTAATGACTATCCTAAGAAAAATGAAACAGTAACCCCTTACTCTTCACAATATTCTACATATATCGGACAGAAGACTACTTACGGTAAAGAAAACCCACAAACAACAAACTTTTTTGATAGCGTTGTTACACCAAATTTTGACCAATCAAAAAAACTCATAAATGACTTGGCGGTGAAATTGAGTGGTACGACAGGTACAATTACAATCACAATCGATGCGAGTTGTTCTGCTCCTGCCACAGAATCTTACAACGTTGAATTATCTAAAAGAAGAATATTATCAACAAGAGAATATTTTGAGAAAGACCCGTTATTGAGTAAATTTGTTCAGGATAAGAGACTAATCATTAAAGATGGTGTTGCTAAAGGAGAAGTTGCACAGGTTAAGAAATTCAACACAAGTACAAATAAGTTTGAACCAAACACAACTGTAAATTGCCAAGGTGGTACAGGTGTTGTTGGTGGAGATACCCAAGTGGGTGCGAAAGACGTGTATACCACGAATGCAATGGCGTGTAGAAGGTCTTATATTTCTTCAATAGAAGACAAAACAAGTGAAAATGTACCATCTACTACACCAACACCACAATATACTGATGTGTTCCAAGCCAACACTGTAACCACAACTGTAGACACACAAGAGATTACAAGGGAATGGAAACCAAGAGACAACATAACCAAAAGAGTTTTGAGGTCCCTTTTATCTGAATGTGATTATTTTGAAACAATAAAGCAAGAATCTCCTATGCTTTATGATAACCTGAGAGACAAACTCAAGTTTTTCCAACCAGGGTTTCACTCAATTACACCTGAAGGATTGAATTCAAGACTCACATTTTTACAACAATGTATGAGACCAGGGGATACGATTCCTACTATTAAAACTGTAAATGGAACGGAAACTCTCCAATATAATAATGCAATCAATACCGCATTTGGTGCACCTCCTGTTTTGGTTTTAAGAATTGGTGATTTTTATAACACTAAGATTATACCCGATTCTCTATCACTAAATTATGAAGATTTGGATATTAACCCTGAGGGTATAGGTGTTCAACCAATGATTGCAACAGTTTCATTGAACTTTAAATTTGTTGGTGGTAGTGGATTGAAGGAGTCTGTAGATAAATTACAAAACGCTCTCACATTCAACTACTATGCTAATACAGAAATATATGATGATAGAGCTGATGTGACCGCTCAAGAAGATTTCCTAAAAGTTTTAGATGCTGAGTTTTTAGCTATGGCTAATCCACCAGCACCACCTGCACCAAACCAAGCTGCAGCTAATAATGGTCAAAATAATAATCAACCTATTGGTACAATTATAAGTAAAGAAATTCTTTCTAGTTTCGAAACGGGAAAAACTTCTTATGAATCCTTCATGGTTAACTTAGTAAATCAAACTCAAACATATTTTCAGAATGTTGTGAACAAACAAAAAGAGGTTAATTCCCAATATAACAACGCTGTTAGACAACAATGGATGGTGGAAAGAAGTTATACAGAAGGTGTAACACCAGTAAAACCAGCAAGCGAAAAATTTGTTTTATTTGGTAAACCAAACAATGTTGAAAAAAGATTCAACACCATATTTGCTGAATACGAAAAAAATATTACTCAAGGAACAGACCCATTTATTCAGTTTGTTTCTGAACCAAATAGGGGGTTTACTCCTAGGTTAGTAGAAACCCTAAAGACAAATTTTGCGAACTTTGTTAAGAACAAAAGAGGAAATTTTCAAAATGCGGTAACAAAGATTATTCAGGATTTTACAACAATTGAGACACAATATATTCAACAATTATCGAGAGCTAATATTGTAACATTTGAAAGTAAAGCGGGTAACGGAACAGATGGATTCCAAGCAAGTAACGGAAATGTGACGATTTACAGAACAATTGGTACCCCTGAAGTTGATGCATCATCTTTGCCTAAACCTGATAATACTTGGGCTGAAATGGTACAGGATTATCAAAAAATACAGACAGACGTAAAAGCTTTCAACGACGTTGTTTGGAAACAAAATAACTTCGTTAATACTCAAGATGGTAAGACCTATTCTGGATACTTGGTTTTCGAAACTCAGAATGGATTGAGTAAGACTGTGGACACAACAACAATTTTCACTCCATTTTCCAAAAAACGAATTTTTGAAACCAATTTAGAATTTAGAAAACAATATATGATTGTTTCTGATGATGTGTTAAACGATAAAAAATATACAACATTCAAACAAGCGATTACAGGAAACATAATAGGTAATCAGGGAATTATCGGTGATGGAAAAACAAATATTGAAGAAGTATTTGATGCTTATTGGATAGGAAATGCCAAACCATTATTTACTGAGGAGAATGATTTGACTAAATCTTTTATAGAAAACTTAGAAAAAAACGATTTGAAAAATTTCATAAAATACACTCCTTTTCCATCTAAAAAGAGAATTTTGGATTTTACAACTGAAAATGTTGCTGATGATGATACCGAAAAAGCACAACAAATAAGTATGGTCAAAAGCTTGGCGGCACAAACAAACAATAATACAAACACAACTACATGGAACGATTCAGTTGGAGGGGCGTATATTTCAAAAGCAAAACTTAACTAATGGCATACCCGTATTGGAATAGATATAGTCAATTTATAATTAATGGTGAACAAACTGTTGTGCCTTATGTTCAATTGCCTTCAAAACCGACAGATAAAACTTACATTTATAAAGTAGGTAGGAGTAGATTAGACAGAGTATCACAAGAGTATTATAACTCCCCAACTTTTGGTTGGTTGATACTTCAAGCTAACCCACAGTTTGTGGGTATGGAAAATAATATTTTCGATGGTGCTATTCTAATTGTCCCCTTCCCATTATTACCCTCCTTACAGGATTATAAGGCGGCAATAGAAAACCATTTCTTTTATTATGGCAGGTAACGTACAGGCGGATAA